GGGGATCTCGACGGCAACGGGAAGAAGATCACCGGAGTCACAGAGGTAAGAGCAGATCAGTCCGGTGTTGTGGCTTTCAAGCTCAGGGATGAGACCCGAGGGACTGATGAGAAAGTCTGGCATATCAAGACAGCAGCCACCTACCTCCAGTTTGGCGCCTCCAACGATGCTGAGGATTCTGATACTGGATTCCTTCGCGCTTACCGAGGGACAGGCAAGGAGACTGAGAAGCTCAACGTGTACGCCCCTCTCTTGGGAGAGAACGGCACGGTGTCTTTGCCTTCTTTCTCGTTCTACAACGACCCCGATTCCGGAATGTACCGCATTGGGGTGAACCAGCTCGGGTTCGCTACCAACGGTACAAAGCGGCTGCACATCGAAGCTGACGGTACCCTCAATGTTGCCGGAACTACTGATTATGAGGATCTCGTTCTCCACGATGACGACATCCCCAATAAGAAGTACGTTGACGACAATGGTGGTGGTGGTGGTGTTACCTCCACAACCGTAGGCGAACCCACAGGTTCTGATTCAATCGTCAACATCGTCAGTCTCACCCAGGCTGAGTACGATGCAGGAACACCCGTAGCAACCACGTTCTACATTATTACCGACTAAGAAGGAGACCCAATGGACATAGGTATCAAGAATATTGAAACCGCCATGATGGCACCCGCCGACATGGAGTTTCTGACCGGAGAGATGTCGCAGATCCAGGCCAACTGGGAGAAGCGACAGATGTTCCGCACTGAGACAGAGATGAACATGTCTGTCCTCAATGACGTCAAGTTCCCCACGGCAGCTGCGAAGTATTGGCAGGCGATCCGGGAGCAGTCCGTGTTCTGGGAGCAGTTGGTCCAGCTCTCTTTTGAGTACCGGCGCAATGAGCTGGATATCGAAGAGAAGCTGCAGGCCTTGGAAGACGCCAAACAGAACCAGCCGTTTCCTGATCAGCCGTCTATCGAAGTACGCAGACTCCAGGTCGATCTGGAAGAGCTCCAATTCGGCAAGCTGGGCATGGTCAATACCGCAGGTCACCGGGTCCGAGAGCTCAAACTCTGGGCCGGGATCATAGCGCGGGAGGCTGCGGCCGATCCGTCCTTTGACACCGAGGATGTGAACACGCACCAGCTCGTCAGCTACGCCTTGAGATTCGAGAGGCAGGCCAAGCATGTTGGCACCGCGGCCTCCCCGGCTGAATTGCAAAACCTCATGGGGCAGTACCACACTACAATCAGACTCCTCCAGGAGAAAGGCATGATCAAAGAGGATGCCCCCAACACCCTGAAAATCGCTTCCGGGGTCAGCATGTCTTACGGCCCGGGACACTAAGTCATGCCTTTGGGCGGCACATGGTCATCAGGTGGAGACTTACTGGCTCGTAGGGAATACCTGTCGGCCGCGGGGTATGGTCAGGCTGGGCTTGCCATGGGCAGCTACAACCTGAACCCCCAGCGTCAGACTGCCGAAGAGTATAACGGTGTCGCCTGGAGTTCTATCGGTACGATGGGCGCTCGGCATGAAATGACTAGCGGCTGCGGCTCATCTACAGCCGCGATAGTTTCTTCTGGATTAGGGGTTCAGACAACAGAGCACTGGAACGGTGTCGCCTGGAGCTACGGTGGGGATCTCGGCTCTGCTGCTCAGTACGGTCACGGTGTCGGGGGAAGTGAAACCGCCGCGATAGCTACTGGCGGGTACTATGGCGGTCAGGTAAAGAACTGGTATTGGAAGTACGACGGCTCCACCTGGACCTACGGTGGGACGATGCCTGGGGGTACCCGATATGTCCACGCCGCCACTGGCGGTATGGACGATCAGATAGTCTGCAACGGGGCCGGTACTTGCGGGGCCAACGATACGGAAGTGTACGACGGTGTCTCCTTCGCTGCAGGGGTTGACACTACTGTCGGAGGCAACTACACCCAAATGTCGGGGGATCCGGTACTTGCGCTGCTTGTATATAGCAACTACGTAAACAGCTTTGACGGTGTCACCTGGGTTGCTGAAAACGGTCTCAGCGTTATAAGGACCAAGCAGCCAGGAATAACTGACACAGCAGCGGGCCTCGACTACATGCAAGATATGATGGTCTACGGTGGAACTACCGTAACTACCAATGAGATATGGGACAATGCACCCCCTACCCCGGTCCCCTACTACGGAGAGCTGATTACCCATGTTTGGTCTGCAATGCCCAACACCGTCAACTACAAAAGGGAAGCGGGTGGATGTGGGACCACAGCGGCGGCATTAGTGTTCGGTGGGTACAGCGGCAATTACAACTACAAAACTGATGAGTATAACGGCACCGCCTGGGAAAATGGCGGTACCATGCTCGACGGCAGAACTAATCCGAGAGGGTTCGGTACGCAGACTGCAGGATTTGTTTGCGGGGGTAAGTTCGGCAACAGTACCACCAATGTTACCTATGAGGTTGATGAGTATGACGGTACCTCCTGGGCAGCTGTGGACGCACTGACTCAGAGGACTTATAACGGTGCGGCCAGCGGTACCCCGATGGCAGGGTTCGTCTGCGGGGGAATGAAGACCGGCAGCGCCCCCTACCTAGACACTGTGGAAAGTTATGACGGCACCAGCTGGTCTACAGAAGCCGTTCTCCCCGGTGATACCAACCATGCCCACTCTTGCCACGGTAATGCGACGGCAGCTCTCGTCGTTGGTGGGCAACCCGGTGCAGGCGGTTACACTGACGCCACCTTTACCTACAACGGAACAGCTTGGGCAGCAAGTGATGACTTGGTCACCGGAATTGCTGGACATGGCGCTACTGCTGGGTCACTAGACGATATCCGTATTTTTGGTGGGTACAATTACGACCTGGACGGCATCACGGATTCCGGGCAGCAGTATGACGGGGTGGCCTGGGCAACAGATATTGACTCTCTCGATATTCGGACCTCTATGGCTTCTGGCGGTTCTGGCGATTCAGCTTGGAAAGCCACGGGGTGGTTGAACAGTTCGTACAGTACGTTAGCCCAAGAATACTCCTTTGTCTCCAGCTTCCCGGTGATCGCGGGGGCGGCTATCGGCTCCACCGCGCTGAGCAAACTCTATCTTGGGGATACCGTGGTCTACGACATCACTTGAGGCTGACATGGCAGAGAAACTGAAAACCAAACGGCCCAAGAAAAACGTGAACTTCACAAAGATCGATTTGAGCGTTTATTTCAAGAAAGTCAAGGCACTTAAACTCGCCAGAGAGTTGTCGAAGAGCCGTAACCCTTGAACTATCCAGTAGAAATTCAGTAGGAAATAGGGGATGCTTCAGATAGTGAAATGGCGCGTAAAGGGGAGTAATTTCTAAAGCTACTTGTCCTGTATCAAACGTGCGGCTTCCACTGAGACTATAGTTTGTGGTAACGGAGGCTACAACTAGGACTCCTCTTAACAAGAGGCAATTAACATGATGACCGGCACCAACACGAGTAATGAATTATGGCACAGCAAGAAGAAGGGATCAGTGAATCAGCCCGGGGTAGGAGATTACCTCTCTGGTTTCAGGACGCGGTTGCCGCGCTCATGGTGCCCCTCCTCATTGGGGCTATTTACGGCGTCTTTAGCATTCGGGATACTGTTAATGATCTGGTTGGAGACTTCGCTCACATGAAGGAAAACAACACGCTTGTCCACAACGTCATGGAACGGGACATCGCAGTGTTGAACCAGTGGAAGACAGAGTTTGGCAGGAAGGCGCGGTTTGGCCAGGATGACGCCACTGACATGAAAGAGGATATCCGAGAAGTCCGAAACCGTCAGGAAGAGCAGAGAAGGGAAAGCTCGCGGCATAACGAAGAAGCGAACACCTATATCGAGCAGATCAAAGGACACACCCGGTCCATTGGTCTGCTGATGAACATGTGCCAAGGCCGGGGCTCACCAGTTCCACTGCCCGGCCAGTAGTACCCACCCTGGAGGTATCCCCTCCACACCCAAAAGGAAAGATGAAATGAGTAAAGATAAGAAAGTTGAACCCATTGGCAAGGGAAAGAAAGCGGAGGAGGATCCCGTGGTACAGGCCACTGGGCCGCAAACGAGAGGGCCTGCTGCCGAGACTGAAAACAGGAAACCACCAAGGAAACCCTCCCGCATTCCCCCCGCGCCACCGGCTGCTCAACAGGACAAGAAACCCCAGTACAGCCCGATCCTCACCGCTCAGTTTGAGTTCATGAGGGCAGTGCCCCGCCTGATCGACCATGCCCACAAGCTGGGCTTCCAGGTCTCCGGTGGAGATCTCTACCGTGATCCTCGTGCGGAGTACGGCAGTCTCAGCAGCCGTCACAAGATGCGTCTGGCTATCGATCTGAACCTGTTCAGGGACGGCAAGTACCTCACGGACGGCAACGACCATCTCCCCCTGGCTGAGTTCTGGGAGTCCATGGGCGGGATCGCCGGGCTGCGCTTCGCTGACGGCAACCACTATGAGTGGCCTATCCCCGGATGAACCCGGTAGCCAGGATGTTCTTTGACCGGGTCACTGACGCGGTCAGCTCGAACATCGATCTCTCCCACCTGTCAGAGTGGATCATTCGGAACACGACCCATCCGAAGGATACCCGGCGCAAGTGGTCGTTTCTGAACCACGAGTTTCAGATCGACGTACTCAACGATTCTGCGCGTCGGGTTTCTCTGAAGAAGTGCTCCCAGGTGGGAGTATCTGAGATCTTTGTCAGGTTGATCCTGGCCCTCCTTGCCATCAAGCAAAACCACACCGCGATCTACACCCTGCCCACCACAGGGTTCGCCAATAAGTTCTCCAAATCCCGGCTCGATCCTGTGATCGACACCAGCCCGATGCTGGGCAGCCTGATGTCAAAAGACAACGATAGTGCTAGTCTTAAACAGATCGGGATGTCGTTCCTGCACATCACAGGCACGTTCACCCAAGGCGCTGCCATCTCCACCCCGGCAGATATTTTGATCAACGACGAGGTAGACTTCAGTGACCAAACAGTCCTCACCACATACGCCTCCCGGCTCGGACACGCGGAAGGTGGCGGTCTTAGGCGCGAGTTCTCAACTCCCACTGTTGGCGGCTTTGGTATCAGCAAAATCTACGATGGTTCGTCACAAGCTCGATACTTCGTCCAATGTAACTCCTGTCATAAATGGGTCGCCCCTAACTTCTTTGGAGATGTTGTCCTCCCCGGGTTTGACGAAGACCTTCTGAAGTTTGAGAAGGAGGACTTCAAGTCAGGCCGCTACGACCTGAACAAGGCTTTCGTAGCCTGTCCGGAATGCCGCTGCGAGATCACCGTCCGGAATCTGGCCGACCCAGAGAAGCGCCAGTGGATCCACGCACACCCTGACAACGAGCATCGCGGGTACCATGTGATCCCGTTCGATGTCGCCTCGATCAACCCACCAGGGAGAACCCTCGCTCAGATTGACGAGTATGAGCGAAAGGCTGACTGGGTAAACTTCAAGATCGGCCTCGACTTTGAGGACGCAGAGACCTCGATTGTAAAGGAGGTACTTGACAGGACGTTCCGTCTGAGGGCTGTCTCCCCGGGTATCGGTGCGGCCGATGGCTGCGTACTCGGAATGGACGTAGGCAAGACCTGCCACCTGCTGATCGGCCGGCGAGTCAATCCGCGGCGAATGGAGATTATCTATGCCGAGAGGATCCGGCAAGACGGTCAAGGCTCTGCCCAGGCCAGGGCACTTGAGTTGATGGGGTGGTTCGGGGTCACCAAAGCGGTGATCGATGCCGGGCCTGATTTCTCTATCGCCCTGTCCATTATTGATGGAGCGTTCTACGGCACCGCCTGGGGCAACTATTATGTTCGCTCTGTCGGGGCCTCCCTCAGCAACATCAAAATCAACGAGGCTGAGCAGGTAGTTTCCTCCTACCGTACCGGCACTATCGATGTGATGGTGAAGGATGTGAACGGGGGCAAAGTGCTATTCGCCCACTGTGCGGAAGAGAAGCTCATGAGGGAGCACTTTGGCAACATCAAACGGATCACCTCAGTGGACGCGGCTGGTAAAGAAACCGCGTACTGGGTAAGCTCGGGACCAGATCACTATTCTCATGCCCTTAATTATCTTATGATTGCCGACGACTTAAACGATAAGTTGTCGGCTATGGCAGGTGTTGGAGTTCCTCCGATGGCTGTTGGCGTGAAAATGAAGACCACCTCAACTAAGGGCGAGAAGCATGGCAACAGACGTTAAAGACCAAGTCGTCTTACCTCGCAAGTTAGCAAAGAAAGCCACAACTTCTACCGCCCATAGTCGGTACGACAAAGACAGTTTAATACCGAATCAGAATAGCCCGATCTATGACTCAACGATCCAATCGCTGAGGAATGGCGGGGCCGTAGCCACTGCGCTGCGTCTGCTGACTCGCAAAGAAGGGACACTGTCATCGGCAGTGTTCTCGTTTGTGGAGATCGCAAAGTCTGGTCTGGTGATCAAGGCCTACGACAACGGCACCACCAAGTTCAACCCGGAAGCCTCTGAGCTGGCCAAGAGCCTGTTTGCTGAGATCGACACCCTGAGTGATTACACTATTGGCTATGCCGATATGATGACTACCGCACAGCTGGAAGAGACCATGCTGCGCGAGGTTGTGTTAACCAATCAGGTTGCAGGTGAGCTGGTTCTGAACAAGGCGCAACTGCCTGACAAGATCGTACTTGTTCCTTTCGAGTCCCTGCAGTGGAAGTCCGATGGAGAGGGTGGGCGCTACCCAGTGCAACTTGGGCAGTACACAGGTGTCGGTGAGGTACCACTTAACATCCCCAGCTTCTGGGTGTCCTCCCTCCACCAGGACATGACTCAGTCGTATGCTTCGCCCATGCTCGAAGCAGCCTTGGGGATGACCTATTATTTTGATGAGTTTGTGCAGGACATGCGGCGGGTCGTTCGCAAGTCCGGACACTCAAGAACTGTTGTCACCCTCGACTCTGAGAAAGTCATCGCGTCAGCCCCGAAAGACATCCAGGCAGATGTCACCAAGATGCGAACTTTCATGGAGGAAGTGTCGGCCCAGGTGCAGGACGTTCTCTCTGGCCTGGAGCCGGAAGATGCCCTGGTTGTCTACGATACTGCCGATACCGCGCTACTGACAGAAAAAGGCGTAAAGCAAGACTACACCGACCTTTTGTCAACAATCTCCGGTCAGCTTGCTACCAGTTTGAAGTCCCACCCCTCGATCTTGGGCCTCAGGTTGGAGGGCTCACAGAGCTTGTCCAATACTGAGTCCCTCATCTTCTTGAAGATCGCAAAAGCGATCCAGCGGCCGGTGGACGATGTGCTGTCCAGAGCGATGACGCTTGCCGTCCGACTGTTCGGTGTCGAGGCCTATGTGAAGGTCACGCACAAGCCGATCAACCTGCGTCCTGAAGACGAGCTGGAAGCCTACAATACGATGCGCCAGACGCGCATCCTTGAGCAGCTTTCTCTGGGTCTCATATCTGACCAAGCTGCCGCAGCTGAGCTTGGCATCGAACTGCCTGATGGGTACGTGGAGTTGAGCGGTACCATGTTCCACCAGAAAAGTGGTAATGTCGCGCAAGAAATCCCTGGCACCCAAGGTGCTCAACAAACAGCCCTGGTCCCAGACACCCCCGCAAAGGGCGGTGGTAAGAGCCAGTAACGGAGATCCCTACTGTGGACAACGCACTTTGGTTAGGTACCATCGAGTCAGCTGCTGAGTATGTGAGATTTCAGCAGTATATGGCCGACAACCCGAAGGCCCTGGCAGAGATGGCGCCTGCCATGTTCCTGCCAAACGACGAAGACGAAGACAACCCGATGCAGCCCAAGTTCGACTCCCACCTGTTGGAGTCCTTCGGCAATGTCGCGGTCATGAACATCTCGGGAGGCCTCACCAACGAGGACACCTGGATCACCCGCTTGTTCGGGCTGACCACCTACCCTGAGATCATCCGGGCCTCCGCAGAACTGATGGAAGCCAGTGACATTACGGATGTCGTTCTGAATTTCGATACGGCCGGTGGCGCTGTCGCCGGGCTCGAAGACGCCGGTAGAGCCCTTGCAGCTCTCGGCAAGTCCCTGAACATGGTATCCGCTACCTCTGGAAAGATGGCAAGCGCAGGCTACTGGCTGGCTGCTACCGGCAAGTCTGTGTCGGCCACCCCCATGGCCCAGGTAGGATCCATCGGAGTGATCGCCGCGCACATGTCGTATAAAGATCACTTGGAGCAGCAGGGCATCCACCCCACTGTTTTCCGGGCTGGGGCGCACAAGGCCCCCGGTCACCCGCTGGAGAAGCTGACCCCTGAAGCCAAGGAGACAATCCAAGGCGAGATGGATTCCATGTACAGCTTCTTCCTTGAGCACATCGCGGAAGAGCGAGGCCTTGACGTCAAGGCAAAGGACACCTGGGCCGAGGGACGCATGTTCTTTGGACAGGAAGCCATGGACGTAGGTCTGGCCGACAACATGAACCCCCCTGAAGCGGTGATCGCCAAACTCGAAAAGCAGGAACCGTCGAATAACCCAACGCAAATGAACGGAGATACATTGATGAGCATCGAAGCAAAACGCCAAGTCCTGCTCAAATCAGAGGCAGACATCGCGGCCCTGGCTGCAGGTGCTCCTCTGGAGAGCTTGGACCACGTAGAACTGACACCGGAGCAGCAGGCTGACGCCGATGCTGCTGCCAAGGTAGAGGCTGACGCAGCCGCTGCTCTTCTGGCCGAAGGTGGTGAGCCTCAGCTGACCGACGCAGAGATCAAGGCCAAGGCTGACGCCGACGCCGCTGCTGCTGCCCTGGCTGCTCCCGCAGCTCCTGCCGACACTGCCCTGGTTTCCCAGTTGGCTACCCTGTCGGCTGAAAACGCCTTGCTGAAACGTGACCTGGAAGGCATGACCGCCCAGCGCGACGGCATGAAGGCTGATTCAGCCACCATGGTTGAACTCGTAGGCGCTGCCGTGAACCGAATGGAAATCGGGATGAAGCAGGCTGTCACCAATTTTGGCGAGATGGGCGTTTCTGCTGTCATCGCCAAACACTCCTCTGTGAAGGAGCAATTCGATTCGACTTTCAAGATCGGTCGGCAGTCGGCTCATACTGATATTACTGAGCAGCCCAATGTGATTAACCTGGGTATCATCCCGAAGGCAAAGTAAGGGCGAGAGAAGTTTTTCTTAACGTATTTCATATAACTGGAGAAAGGTACGATGGCTAACAAGCGTCAAGTTTTGATTGACCCCTACCGCCCGGATGCTACCGAGAATCTCGGAGACAACTCAGGGCAGTACAACGACAAGGATCTTGGCAAAGGCGTCAAGTATTCTGGTAACGCAATGGTTGCAGTTGCAGACGGTGACGAGATCACTGGCTTTGTGACCGCAGTCGAACCCGGCACCAAAGATGGTTTCAGCATCGGCTCTGTCCGTAAGGAAGGTCGTGTGAGGGCTATTGATGAGGCTGGTTCCCTGGCTGTTGGTGGCCTTGTGGTCGCTGGCACGGCAGGTACTCTCGGTACTTACGCATTGCAGAATGTGAAGACCGGTACTCCCGCCACATACAAGTGGATTGTAATCGCTGCCGCCACTGGTGCTGGTGCCGAATGCGTCCTTGAGCGTGTGTAATAGGGCCAGTCAGGGCTAACCCCAACAAACAGTCTCAGGAGACTTTTTCAAATGAACCAAGGTGCAACAGCCAATTTCAAATATCTTGCCTCTGGCAATGTCCTCAAAGACGGCGAACTTCGCCTGGAGGATTACCAGACGGCTGCTCAGGCCGGGATGAGTGTGTCCCAGCTTCTGTCACAACGCTACCCGGATGCCGACGTCGATATGTACGGATCGGTCTTCCAGCAGGGCATGCACTCCTTGGGTATTTATACCAAGGCGCGGCCTGATCGCGGTGTGCGGATTTCCAACATGCAGGAGATCTTCTCCGGTCAGAATCCTCAGATGGCAGGCGAGAGCTTGTCCGGTGCGGGTTCCGGTATCGTGGCTCCCAGCCAGCAGGGTACAACCCCTGCGACCCGTATCTTCTTCCCCGAAGTAGTCATGCAGATTATGAACGAAGTCCTTCAGGAGGATTACTCCCTGGAAGGCCGAGTTTGGGCGAACATGATTGCCTCCAAGGAGACCATCGGTTCCGAGATGTTTACCCAGCCGCTGATCAACGTCGAGGCCCCCAAGGCTGAGCGTAGTGCGCCGATCTCTCAGAACGCGCTGCCCAAGAACATGGTCAGCATCACCACCAGCCAGTATGCCAAGAGCATCCTGACGAATTCCATCGGTCTCCAGATCTCTGATCAGGCCCTGATGAGAACTCCTCTGGACCTCGTCGGTATCATCTTCACCCAGCAGTCTGCTGGTGAGTCGCTGGCGAACATGTGGTCAGATATCGCTGCTGTTATTGGCGGTAACCTGGACACGGGTGACGCAGCCATCACGCCGCAGGATTTTACGGACTTCGATTCCGGTGCTGCCACGGGTACTTGTACCCAGGCCGGTTGGATCAAGTTCCTGTACGATCCGTCACGGAAGATCAGCATCGACTCGATCATCTGCGACATCGACACCTTCCTGAAGATCCAGAACCGCGTAGGTCGTCCGGTGATGTTCGATCCGAACACCACTGGCACCAACACCGGTAACCTGGGTACTTTCGGTCTGAACGTCGAGCCCAACCTGCTCAACGTGAGCCTGGGTGTGCCGAACGTCCTGGTCGTTCCGACCTCCGTTGTTGCTGCTGATACCATCGTCGGCTTCGATTCCCGTTTCGCTCTGCGTCAGGTGACCAACGCCTCCGCTGAGTACGCGGCAACCGAGAAGATGGTGCTCCAGCGTTCCAACTTCTGGCGTGTGGATTGGGGCAGAATGGCCTATCGTTTGTTCGATAGCGCGTTCCGAGTCACCACGCTCGATACCTAATCACTGAGGGTGCAGTGATAGCCCGGGGACGGGCTCCTCCTTCTCCGTTCCCGGGCACCTCCCCACCCAACTACTGTAGTACCAAGGAGAGACCGTAATGGCTTTAAGCAGAAAACCGAAAGAGAAAGAACCACAGCAGGAAGCAGGACAAGCCAAGGCTGAGGAGCCCAAGGCGAGTGCTGAGACAGAGACTGCACCACCAGTACCTGAATCCAAACCAGAGCCTGAGAAGGCCAAGACCGAAGCCGCGCCCAGAAAGAAGAA